CTTGTGAATGTGCAGCCCAAGAAAACGCCTGTGAAAGCATTTGAACTTGTGGTTGCGCCAATTGACACGCGCTCCAGCAAACCGCCGGGGGTTGCGCCACTTGAGTAGGTAGTTACTTTGACAAAGTCACCGTAGCCGATGTTTGTCGCGTAACCGTATTGGATCGGATACATGCGAGTGGAACCCGCAAATACCTGACCACCGATCAGGTTGATCGGCTTTAGGCCGTAGGGGGCCGGAACCGAGGGATAAGCTGCCATTTAAGGACTCCTTGAAATTTACGAATCAGAACCGAACGTAACCTTGGATCGTTTTTCGACAATCATTGCCATATTCGACCGCGAGTCACGCTCACGAAGGAAGTTGTTGTCAACTGATTCAGTTTGCGCTTTGTTGATGTTCGCAAAATGAGCTTCACGTTGTTGCAAAAACTCCGTCGGGATTGAGCAAAGCAACAATCCGCCATGTTCAATATTGCCTTTGAATCGGCCTTCTTGAACTGCATGCATCATCAATTCGGGATACTCTTCCGCTTTACACGGCGTGTAGCCTTCCCTGAATTTAGAAGAAATATTGGGAGCATCGACATAGTTCATCATGCTGATACGAATCCAGCGATGTTCAATGCCGGGACGGCGATTGGGAGAAGGAAGCATTTCGGGCGGCTTCCAAGAGGTGGGCCGCATTTGTGCTTCACGCGATTCCGCTCCACGAAGTGTGCGGTTTTGTTTCACTGTTTCTGTGCCAATCTGTTCCATCATGAACTCCTTTTAATGTTTGCTACCTGTTTTGCATATTCTTCTATCGGAACCCCAAGACGACGCGCGATGGCGGCTTCGGATGCCTTTAGTCGGACTCGGACAGGGGGCGTACTGCGAGTAGCAGGAGCTACAATTGCAGAGCTTCTTGTGGCGCGGCGAGGTGGTTCCTCATCCGGTTCTGACGTTTTGTATGAGGTGTCATCGTCCTCTTGGCGCTGAGTATCTTCAAAATGCTCAGGAAATCGTTTTCGCATCGTTTTATCGATGGTGCGGAAGTACTCTTCAGTACCCGCGTAGCCGTCACCATACTGGGACTTTAGTTTCTTGTCAAGTCCCATCGCTGCCATTGTCATCTCATCATCAACACCGAACCATGCTGAATTGTCCTGAACCCATTGTTGGGTGCGGGGAGTCAGGTTGGGTTTTTGCTCGGGCGCGGGCGGGCGGAAGTTGTCCGGCTCTTCAATCGGGCGCATTTGGCTGGCACGATCAATCTTCAAAGTGGCCTTGGCGATTGCCTCCTGTGCATCGACAACTGCGTCAGAATCACCTGCCTCATACGCTTCTTTGTAGCGTTTTTTGGCTGATTCCAACTCAATTTGGGCGGAGGTTTTGTTCTGCTCAATGAACACTTCGCTGCCGGATTTGAGCTGGCTTTTCAGGCGTTTGTTTTCTTCATACACCTGACTTGCAAACTGCTCGGCGGCTAAACGCTCACGCTCAGCTTTCTCCTTTGCTCGGCGCTCATCGTGGTAAACACGTTTGAGTTTGCCGACGCGCTCTCGAACATCTTTGCCGTAGCTTGATAGTTCTTCGTCGCTTGGGTCATCAATGGGAGGAGCGGCTTTTCTGCCGCGATCTTCTTCGGGGGTGTCATCTTCGATGTCAACCTCGAACTTGTCCACTTTTTNTTCTGCTTCGGTTTCGTGGGGAAANTTGAAGTCAGCTTCGTACGTTGCCATATTTGCTCCTTATGCGCGGGTGATTCCACGTGGGTCTTGCACAGTTGCTTCAACTGAGTCATCGTTGATGACTCGGAATTCACGACCATGAATCTTCAGGCGGGTGCCTGAATTGGGACGGACGATGACGAAGTCACCGACCTTACAGCGCGGGCCACCGGGGAACCGCGTTTTATCTTGATATGCCTCCGGCCCCATCTTGACCACGAAGAGCACTGGTGAGAGCAGCTCGTCATAATGCATGGATTGGCTGGACTTAACTAAGCCAACTTCGCTGTCGGCAAACTCTTCCATTGCCTCCGGAACAACGCAAAGCAACATGAAGCTTGACGGCTCCGGCAATTGCTTGGCTTTTTGTTCAGCGTCTTTATTCAAGATGTTGGACAAGTCCACGGCGGCTACATCATATTCAGTCATCAGAAAACTCCATTTTTTTTGCAAGGTCATTGATGAACTCATCTGCGTGATTAAGACCCCGAATCACCCCGCAAATGTGCCGATACTCGGCAAAATCAACAGCTCTTCCGCTGGTCAGGAATTCAACCTGAGAGGCTTTGAGTTGTCCTAGTTCTTTTTGCACGTGCGCTAAAACACGGATCGCATCCATACTTACCCTTTCTTAGGTTTGTTTGGAAGTTGAGGTGGCGCATTGCGCTGCGCCGCTTGCACCGCCATTTGGGCGCGGTGTTTCTGGACATCAACGCCTAAGCGTGCTCCGTCCAGTTCCATTTGTTTGTTTAAACGATCTTTGTTGGATGCCGCTGTTGCGGCAACTTGCATAGCTGCAATTTGTTTTTGCGCCTCAATCCGGGCTTCTTCAATCCTGATTTGGTCAGCTTTCGCTGCTGCGTCAGCAGCTTGCTTTTGCTGTTTCAGTTGCAGCTCTTGTTGTTTTAGTTGAAGCTCTTGCTGCTGCATCTGAACAATCGGGTCTTGCATTTGCTGCTGGGCTTGTTGTTGCTGAGCCTCTTGCTGGTTTTGCTGAAGCAGCTGTTGGGAGGCTTGAGCCGCCATGACTGCAATGTGATCTGCCAATTCCGGCGGTACATCCTTCATTTGATCTTCGTTTGGCAAAGAGATGCCCATGCGCTTTTCAACTTCTATGCGATATTGGAAGGCCACGTGCTCGTTGATGTGCGCCATCATGGCTGCTTGGATGGCTTGGGCCATCGGGCTTTGCGACACGATCTGCTGGATCTTTGGATCTTGCAGTGCGGCGGTGTGTACTTGGATGTGAGCTTGGTGGTTTTGTTGGATGAAAGCTTTGACCGGCTCGCCTGTGATGATGTTTTGATTTTCCTGAACCGGGTCGGTTGGAACCTGATCATCTTCGGTGACGACAAGCTTGTCTGCGTTTTTGACTCCGAGCACTTCAATCATCTGGCGGTGCAAGAAAGCCATGTCATAGAGTTGAGGTGCGGTTTGGGCAAGCTGCATGACAGCTTGGTACTGAACAATCTTCTGTGCCATCGTTGCGGCATTGGGATCGCTGACAGGGATGACATCGGTTGAGTCATAGTCCGCTTTGCGGGCACTCTTACTGCCTTCTTCTGGCTCATAGTCATAGTCTTCCGGAGCATCTTCAGCAATGATTGACTTGAGCAATTTGAATTCTTGCTTCATTGAGAAGTGCATACGGGACTGAACTGCTCCCATGACTTTCAATGTGCGCTCCAAGATCGCCAGAGTTGTGCCGACTGGAGCTTGGCTGGACATGTCAGAGACATTCATGTCGCCGCTTGAGGCGAATGAGCGACCTTCTTCGACGATGTTTTGGAACAAAGCAAATAGAACTTGGCTTGGTTCTTTGTACGGAAGCGGGAGAATGTTGTCGCGGATGGATCCGCTTGGGACATCTACGTCGCGGAACTCTCCGGGCTGGATGGGTGTGTCATCGCCTTTAATGCGTAGACCACGGGATTTGAGTCCTCCGGGCAGGTTCGAAAGCGTTCCTGCGTCAACCAATTGCCGGATGAGCATAGTAGCCGATTTCGCATATCCCCCGATAAGGTGGATAAGACCATAGCCGTAAAAGCCATCGCCCGGGATGTATTGGTAGTGGACAAAATGCTGACGCTTAATATGCAGTCTATCGCCTTCATACCAATTTCTCCTGATTGAAAGAATTTGACCTGATTGTTTTTCCAAGGTTACAACATATGGCAAGGCGATGCCGGTCGGCTCGCCTTTTTTATTTACATCTTCAAAGCCGGGCAAGTCAATGTCCACATGCATTTCCAAAATGCGGTAGCGGTCATCTTGGATGGCTGACATGCCACGTTCTTCGGCTTTTTGTTTCTCAACATCGTCAAGCTCAAAGCCGGGTTCGCCCAGATTGACATCAAGGTAGAAGCCGCTGTCTTGGAGTTTCAGGATTTCATTTTTGCCTTTGCGCATCACGTGAGTAACACGTGGTGCATCTTCCATGTTGGAAGCGCCGAACGGTACGACGATGTCTTCGGCTGGGATAAAGAGTGCGACTTGGCGACCTTTGTTTGGGTCGTAGTACACCTTTTTAAATGCAGAGCCGGTGATTGGCAGCGACCACAAAAGCTTTTCATGTTCCGGGCGGTACTCAGTCATCACCTCGGTCAGCTCATAGTTCATGTCGTCTTGAACTCGTTTGGCTGCATCCTGCGCTTCGGGTGTTTCTTTGCCGATGATCTTTGTCTTGACCGGCCCCATCGCAGGGAATGTTTCCATGATGCCTTCGGCTTGGAACCGCACAACTGACTCAGTCAACATGGGGTGGAATACGCCGCAAGCTCCTTGCCAAGGCTCGGTGCGTTCTTCATAGCGCAGGCCAAGCAATTTCAGTCCATCGACGTAAGTCTGAATCCATTCACGGCGGTCGCGGACATCTTTTTCAAAATCATCAATCAAATCAGATGACAATGACTGCAAGGCAGAGTTGTNCATGAGTTCTGCAAGGTTGCCATCAAACTCCATGTCCGGACTTTCTTCTTGCCCCATGTGGATGTTTAAACCACCTATCCCAACATCAAGCGACTCCGGATTTTCAATTTCAATTTCAATGTCTGGAGTAACTTCTTGGTCTAAGCCCTGCGGGGCGGCATACAAACTTTTTTCCATGATCATCCTTAAACTGTGTAATACCGCTCGGTTCTGCGGCCTTTGAAGTACCTGACTTCATCTTCCTCATCTGAATCAATCTGAATGAAACCGCCGCGCCGGAATCGGAGCAATGCTTGACTGGATGAGTCAACAAGGTCATCGTTGTCTCCATTTGGGAAAGCTGCCATCTCTTCCATCAACTCATCGGCCCAGCGGGTATCGGGACACCAGACCATGCCAGATGAAAACAAGTCTGATATAGCGTTTACACGCGCTATCTTATCGCTTCCCTTGCCCGGTGTGTACTCTTCCAACGGGATGCCCATCTGTCTTAGCTCATAGATAAGCGGCGCACCCGCCGCTTTCTTTTCAACAATCAATGTGTCCGGATTCCATTCCTTCCACATATCAAATGCTTTCTTTTTCAACTCCGGGAACTCCATGCGCTCTTTCATCGAATCCAAAACGATGATGTTGTTCTTCATATTTCCTTGTGCGTCTGGATGTTTAAACACTCCCCACGTTGTGCAGGCGGAGTAGTCAGCCCGATTGTTTTTTTCAAACGCCGTATCCCAGCTTTGAATGATGTATTCACAAAACGGCGGGTGTTTTTCTTCCCAAATGCGCCACATGTCCCGCTTGATGATGGCTGATTCGTTGCCGGTGGGGTTTTGTTGGTATTGAGCTTCCCATTTTGCGGTTGGAAGTTCAGCTTTGAGGGCTTCCAGCTCTTTTTTTGACCAAAATCCGGGCCATAACGGGGTTCCGGAGGGCAAAATTGCCGGAAATTCAATCACTTCCCAGTCATCTACGCCGCCTTTTTCTGAATTTTTCAGTATCTGACCGGTCAAATCCCGCTTTGACCAGCGTGTCATAACGATAATGATGGCTCCGCCGGGCTGTAAACGCTGTCTCGGGCCTGATGTATACCATTCATACACGCCGTCAAAGACGGCTGGATTATTCTGACGGGCTTCTTGTTCTGAGTGCGGGTCGTCAATGATGAGAATGTCTGCACCTTTACCAGTCACAGCACCACCAACACCAATCGCAAAGTAATCCCCGCCTTTGTCTGTATTCCAACGGCCTGCGGCCTTGGAATCTGACGACAACTTGGTATCAAACACTTTCCCAAAAGCTTCTGACTGCACCAAATTGCGGACTTTGCGTCCAAAACCTACAGCCAATTCGGCTGTATGTGCGGTTTGGATAATTTTCTTTTCCGGGTATCTACCAAGAAACCATGACGGCAGCAAATACGAAGCAAACTCAGACTTGGTATGCCGAGGAGGCATATTGATAATCAACCGTTTCAAAGTTCCATTGGCGACACGCTCAAAAGCGTTCGCCATGATTCCATGATGTTTTCCGGAAATAAACCCGGGCCACATCTGCGTCACAAAATACAAAAAATTTTCTCTGCAACGCTCAACCCGATCAAGCTCCAATATTTGATAAACCATTGCCCGCTGTTCTGGCGGCAATGTGTTGGCGACACTCAAATACTCAATGATCTCTTCACGGGTTAAGAGACTCATAGTGCGGCAATTTCCTTTGCCGAGCGATCCACCAACTTGATCGAATGAAACTTGTGCGGGCGTACCGACAGATACCCATCATCTTGCAGACGATGAACTATCCGGTGAATATTGGCTTTCGACTTCATTTTCAATCCCTTTGCAATCACTTCATACGATGGCGCAATGCCATGAATACGAATGTATGCTCTGATGAAATCCAGTACGAGCTGCCTACGTGGAGTCATTGTTTTCATGTTTACACGCATTAGTTTAAACACAAATGCGAACGTTCGCAACTATTTTTTAAAAATATATATACCCCGGGGGTGTTGTAATTAGAAAGTTATGGGGGTGTTTTTGGCAGGTAATTGTGGGAGTGGATTAGAGCGTAAAGCATTCGGGGGGAGGTAAACGCAAAAAAGGGGGTATGGGGTCTGTTTCCACCACCGCCGATCAACGTCAATGCCACTGCCGCCGTTTAAACAAACAGCGTTTACACCTTGCGATCCTTCACTAACTTGAGATGCTGACCAAGCTCACGCTTCAACTGATCCACTGATACCGTTGGTGCTTCAACTGCATCGGTCTGAATGAACAGCCCTGCTGATTTGCCAAGCAGTTCAAGTGCTTTTAGTTTTGATCCCTCTTGCTTTGCTTGTTTAGCATGGTGCACCAATTGCCGCATGACAAACCTCTGAGTCGCCGCTCTATCCTCCGCCAGATGCTCTGCCGTCTCTTCCAGTGCGTCCTGCACCATTGCCGCTATCCTTGGATCACGGCTCAGCCTGTAAGCACTTGTCGTGATACTCCCATCAGTGCCTGCGGCACTTGGGTATGCATCTCTGTATGCTTGTTTGTAGGTTTTCCCTTGTATCAGCCCTTGTGCAAACAGTGCCTGCGACACCGTCAATGCTCTTACCCTCTGGTAGCTGTCACTACCTACAGGTTTGCCATCTGCCCTTAGTGTTGGTGGTAATGCGTGAGCGGCTAACCGTTCAGCTTCGCTCAGTTCGCCGTCCCCTTGATCGTTATCAATTTG